CAAACGCACACACTTATCGGACGCTTTGGGGTATCTAGTCTGGCAAGTAGTAAGTAACGACAAGCGGCAGCCAGTTGGTTATAAGTCCAGTCGCCTGCCCGGCTTCTAACACGCTTCACGTTAGACCATCACACGACAATGCCGCCACTCTAGGTTCGCCGGGCCGCACCGCACTCGTCTCATATCACAATACAAGGAAAACAAATGGATACCCGTATTGATCAAGAACATCCAGAATATCGTGGCAAGCACGAGGTGTGGAAACGTTACCAAGACCTCTACGTAGGGGGAGAAGCATTCAAGCTCAATGCTGCGCAATATCTCATTCCCCGGCAAAAAGAGCCGGCCGACATCTACGGAGAAAGGCTAAGCAGAGTCTTTTATGAAAACTACATCGGATCCATCATCGACTGGTATGCAGCCACACTCTTCCGGCGAGAGCCGGTAATAAACATCGACGGTCCCAATGATACAGGACGCGGCTTCTTCAGCATGTTCATCGAGGATTGCGATCGCAAAGGAACAAACCTGAGCGACTATTTCCGAAGACAGCTTACTGACGCACTAGTATATGGAGCGGGCTATACTCTAGTGGATTTTCCCCGTACCAGTCAGCCTGCATCAAGCCGCGCAGAGGAAGACTTCATGGGCGCCAGTAGGGCATATTTGGTTCATTATACTCCCAACGATCTGGTGAATTGGTGCCGCAGTGAGGCCGGTGAGTTCGAGTGGGTTGTTCTTCGAACAAAGCAGACATATCGTCGGAACTTAGAAGACGCCCACAATATGACCGAAACACGATGGCTTTACTACGACCGTCAACACTTCAGGGTCTACCGCCGAACGCAGCAACAAGGATCCGTCAATCAGACGAACAGCATTGAACTGATCGATGAGGGCGTCCACGGTCTTGCGAAGTTAAATCGAGTACCGCTCTTTGAAACCACCGTAAGCCAAGGAATGTGGCTAATGAACAAGGCCGCATTACTACAGTTGGAGCACTTTAACAAGTCGAACGCGCTTGGTTGGGCCTTAACCATGGGCCTATTCGCGATGCCGGTCGTCTATAGCGACAAGAAATTCGATCAAATGGTCGGTGAAAGCTATTTTCTACAACTCGGACCTGGAGACCGTTTTGGATGGACCGAGCCGGAGGGAAAAGTCTTTGACATTGCGACCCAAAACCTCAATCGGCTAAAAGATGAGATTTATCGGGTCTGCTATTTGATTGGACAAGCAGGCCCGGTGGTTGGGGATCATCGCCCCCTTTCTGGTTTGGCCAAGCAAAGAGATTTTGCAATTACACAGGAAGTGCTACGTAGCTTGGGCGATTCAGTAAAAGATGTATTGAAAAAGATATTAAAGGCCATTGAATGTGTCCGCGAGGACAATCTGCAGGTAAACGTATCAGGCTTGGATGAATTTGATATTGGCGACTTTGCTGGCGAAATTGACGACGCCTCCAAGCTGATCGCAATGAATATCGATTCACGTACTCTAGTCAAGCAGATCTACAAGAAATTGGCGTTCAAGTATCTCTGCGATGAACGGCAAGAGATAAAGGACACAATCGCGCGTGAAATTGATGATTGGTTTCTGCGCGGAATCAAGTAAGGAGGATGACGGATGGATGAAAGCAAACATGACCAAGTGCCGATTGGGCGGACGGGCGATATTAGGCACCTAATCCAAGAGGCAGTTCGAGAGTTCGTCAGTCTGGAACAGGCGAAAAGCGAACCGGCATACAAGATCGAACTCGAAGAGGAACGCCGACGGCGCGAGGCCCTTGAACGCAAGATGAACGAACTGGTGGAGGAAAATCGCCGCAGCCGAATCATTGCCGAGGAGGCTGAGCGCAGCACAGCGGTTCGTGCGGAACTGCAACGCCTCGGGGTGCAAAAACTGGACCTCGCCTTCCGGGCGGTGAAAGACGATATTCAGCGTACTGAAGACGGACGTTTGGTTGCTAAGACAACGAACGGCGAGTTCTCCGTCAAGGAATATCTTTCGAATTTTGTAAACGAGAATCCCGAGCTACTGCCGGCCCGTATCACAGGTGGATCGGGAGCGACTGCGGGCGCCAAATCACCTGTCGCTTCACCGGCCGGGGGATTCGATATCGACAAGATTCGTCCCGGCATGCCAAAGGAAGATCTGGAGAGGGCCCGGCAGGAGATCTCACGAATCGCGCAACAGATCAACGGTTCCCGTTAACCAAGCGGTCGCGTTGGCGAGCGTACGGTCACATTGTGCAGATCTAGAGACCGAACCTCTAATAGCCAAAGATGATTGCTGGATTGGTCCAGCCAACACACTACACAAACTGCCCCGCTCCTAGTCGGCTGGGGCCTTATCAATTAAGGAGACATGAAATGCCTGCTATTACTTCGTCAAATGTTGCAAATGCGCTGGTCAAACTGGTGGCGGCGGATGCGCTGCCGGCCCTCATGGGCAACCTAGTTATGGGAAACTTGGTGAACCGAAACTTCGAGCCGTCTTTGGCTCAAGCCGGTGACACCATCAATGTGCCGATTCCCCCAACTCTCGTTGCCAACAATATCGCTCAGGGGGGGACCGTCACTACTCAGAATCCCAGCTTGGGTAACGCTCAGATTGTCCTGAACACACATGCCGAAGCCACGTTCCAGATTCCGGACGTAACAAAGGTCCTCGCAGTGCCCGACCTTCTGCGGCTTTACATGGAACCGGCCGTTGTAGCACTTGCCGAAAAGATCGAATCCGATCTGCTTTCGCTATACTCGCAATTCACCGCTAATACTGCGTTGGGCTTTGCGGGCTCCCCGATTACCGAGTCGTTGGTAGATGAGGCGGAAACCGCCCTCTTTAACGCGAAAGTTCCGTCTGCTGCGCAGAAGTATCTGGTTGTCGACGGTAGTACCTATTCCCAACTGCGCCAGATTCCCCGGTTTTCAGAATACAACACGGCCGGGGAGGCCGGCGTCCGAGCGATGATCGATGGATCCGTTGGAAAATTGAAGGATTTCTTCGTGTTTCGGTCGCAGTTCGTCTCAAAAACTGGTTCGTCCCCGGCGACAACGCAGAACATCGCTTTCGCGAAGGACGCGATCGGGTTGTGCGTCCGTCGTCTGCCGCAGCCTCTGCCGGGTACGGGCGCGATCGCTGAATACTCCGAGTTGGGCAACTTCGGAATGCGAGTAATGATGAGTTACCAGCCGAACACGCTGGCACAGCAGTTTACCGTCGATTGCCTATACGGCGTGGCCGTCCTTCGAAATAACTTCGGCGTTCAAGTCCGGAGCTAAGCAGCCAAGCCGGGCGGCTTCAGCCGTCCGGCTTTTACCTTACACAGCGAGGGAAACATGGACTTACGTCAGTACTACCTAGCAATACAACAAGTTGAGAACACTATTCAGGACAATGCCGTTGTGGTAGTCAGTACGGCAACGAATGATGGGGGTCGTGCAGGAACTCTCTCGGAAGTAACTCGCCACGCCGCGGCCCGGATGGTCGTAGAAGGCAAAGCCGTGCTCGCGACTGAGGTTCAGAAAACACACTTTGCACTATGGCGCAAAGGCCCTCCTAATCGCAATCAACCGCATACAACCGTTTCAGAAGCATCAACACCCAGCACGCCTAGATCCGCGGTGACCCGACCCCGCAAACGTTGAAGGACCAAAGTATGGCACTCTTTGTAGATAGTATTCCATCAGAACCAAGCGATCTTCTGTCGTACGAAAGCTCCCTCTTCGACACCGCCGCTACAGAGCGGATCGACCTAACGACGAAGGGAACTGTCGCAGCTACCGAGATCGAACTCGAACTGCGGCGCTTTCTGCTGCGAGTACCCGGTGGAAACAACATCGGGATCGAACAGGTAGTCACCACCGAAGCCCTGCGACGGTGGCACATCCTTCGCACGATAGCACTGACGTATCTGGATTGCTATCATCAGCAACTCAACGAACGATATAAGCACAAACTAGAGCAATATCTTCTTTTAAGCGACTCCGCGGCCATTCTGTTATTCGACATCGGGGTTGGCGTTGTCTATTCTCCGATACGACGCCCAACTACACCAAGTCTCAGTAACACCGCAGGAAATCAAATGGCAGGAACTTGGTTTGCAAAAGTCTCCTGGGTCACAAATGACGGAACAGAGAGCGAAGTGGGCCCAATGAGTTCACTGACGACTCCGCCAGGATGTTCTGTGACTGTGACACCACCACCAGCACCTGTCAATGTGAAGTCGTGGAACGTCTATCTTGGTACTCATCAGGAAATACTTTTGAAACAAAACACTACACCGATTCCATTAGAAGCCGTCTGGACCCTTCCCCAAACAGGCATCACATCCGGCAACGTACCGCCAAAGGGACAGCCCCCGGACACCTATCTTCGTCGGTCGAATGCAGTCTTAAGAGGTTAAACTAATGGCACAAATCGCAACGATTGCCATCAAGACTCTTGAAGCTTTGCTCCGCGCACCGACGGGACTGGCTAAAGGACTTGCGGCCGTTAGGGAGCGTAGCGGGGCGAGTCTAGCGCCGCTGCAGGATAACCAACTTGTTGGACTACAAGTCGCTCCAGAAATTGCTGAAAAGTCGGGATGCTTACAGTATCCCACGTTCTTAATATACTGTGAGAGACTGAATAACACTCTCCGAGAGAAGTTTAGGCGGTTCTCCGGGACTGCGACCATTACGATTGAAGTGCGAGTGACAACTGACCGCATCGAGACATTATCCGGCGCACTCCAACATTATGTAGATGGGCTGACCGAGACGCTCGACTCACTTCGGGGCGACTGGGGGGAGGGACAGTTCTACGCGGGTGGATATCAGATAGTCTTTGGCCCGGCCAAAACAGGCGGTAAAAACTACCTACAAGTTGCGAAAGCCACTTTCGACTTACAGATCAGCAAGTAAAGGAATCTACATGGCATGCTACGTTTCATCAAATAATAATCGCTTCTATACAGCACTAGAGACGGGATTCGGCACCACCGCCACGGTAACCGAACAACATCGAATTCCCGCAATTCGACTGGCGATCAGGAATGAACAACAGAGTAGTCGGCGACGCGACAAGACCGGAAGCCGCTCTCGCATGGTCGTGCCCACGGGGGGGCGGAACCAAACGGAATTTCGCCTGGAGACATACCTGACCAACTGGGCCAACACATCGGCGGAACCTCCTTGTGGACCGTTGTTTCGAGCCGCTCTTGGAGCGCCGCCCCTGTATGATAGCAACAAGGTGATCGCCTCAATTAACGGTAGAAGCCTGACGATGGGTACCCCCCACGGAATGCAGGTTGGCCAAGCGTTGAGTCTGGGCAGCGAACTTCGCTTCGTTCAGCAAATTGTAAACACGACCACCGTGCAAGTGAATGCACCGTTTAGCATCACACCCAGTCCGGGTGCACTGCTTAATCCAACGATTACTTATAGTCCATCAACTCAATTGCCGTCCGTGTCCCTTTTTGACTACTGGAGTCCGGCGACTGCAGTGCAGCGATTGTTATCTGGTGCGGCGGTAAATCTTTTGAAGATAAAGATAAATGGGGACTTTCATGAATTGGAGTTCCATGGCGAGGCAAGGTACCTTATCGATAGTGCGTCCTTTATTACGGGAGTAGGAGCTCTAGAGCAGTTCCCGGCCGAGCCCAACGTAGGGGAGATTGACTATCAGATCGTTCCCGGACACCTTGGCCAAGTCTGGATGGGCTCAACATCTTCCCGCTTCTACACACTAACTGATGCCGAGGTGTCCTTAAAGAACAACATCGATATGCGCCGTAGAGAATTCGGCTTTGATGGTCCACGTTGCTTGGCAGCCGGCGAGCGGGAGGTCGGTATTCGCTTTCGACTTTTAGAGCAGGACGATGATGCCACAAAGGGTTTGTATGCGGCGGCGCGCAACCGGGAACCGATTTCCGTGATGTTGCAACTTGGCGAGTTGCCGGGACAACTGTGCGCACTTTATTTGCCAAACGTCGTTCCGGAGGTGCCGGAGTTCGACGACCGCAACCCGCGAGTCGAGTGGGCCTTCGGTCTCAGTCAAGCGAGCGGCACTGCGGACGAAGAGATACGCATTGCATTCGCATAGGAACGTCTTATGAAGTATCACAGCACCCTTCTAAAGGACTCACGAGTTTATCCTGGCGTTCGGTATCGAATAAGGCGCCCCTCATTAAAAGGAAGACTTGAATTACTTCGGCTTGTGCGAAGCGAAGGAAATAGTCTTCCTTTCCACAACGCCAGCGAAGAGTTAGCGGATCAGCTTCGCTCGAAGGAAATCCTCACGGCGATAGATGCAATCTACATTCGGTGGGCACTGATTGGAATTGAAGACCTAGTGATCGACGACCAACCGGCCGACTGCGAACTGCTCATTGACAAAGGACCAGAATCTCTTTGCCGGGAAATTGCAGAAAGCATTCGAGAAGAGTGCTTCTTGAGCGGGGAAGAACGAAAAAACTAACTGTCGCCTTTCACTTTCAATATGCGAATCAAGCCACATGGAAGTGCGACACCTGCCGGAAGCAAGGCTTGCAACAAAAAAGGGGATGCGGGTTTCTGCCGCACGACCCAGACAATCCTCGCATCATTTGGGCAAGAAAGAATGTATCCGTAACGAACTGCCCTGTTAGCTACATAACGAGCGACAGCATTAGTTGGCTGGAAGAACATCATGCATGGCGGTTTGGAGGAAAACCTGATGTCATGACTCTTCACGCCAAGTCGGCTGAGGCATTCACCATACTTGAACACGAACTACTTAAGGAGAAAGTCGATAATGAATAGTCGCGACTGGGAAGACTTTCGACGTACAGTCCTTGGCGATAAAGATGTCTCCGTGCAAACCGGCATAACTGTAAACGCGCTGCTAGGATTGGGTGGTGCAAGTATCACTCAAGGGCTTGAGCAACTGCTTGGCGATCCCATGACCGTATTAAGTAAACCGCTGTCAACTCTCGATTCGACAAGAACACTGCCGATCCTCACCGAAACGATTAATGCCCTAACTGGCACACGTGTCTCGAATGGACAGTGGCACAACTCCCTGCTCCCGAACGCATTCGGTTTGGCTCCTCTAGTGAGAGGACTGTTGAGTCTTGTCCGTCGGGACGACCCAAGCGAAATACCGGAGCCAATTCGCTTTAGCCGTCCTGCACCGCTGCTTACGGAAGCTGCCATGTCTTCTGGCAACCGTTTCGTGAACATTGACCGCGGTATAGGCGACAGAATACGGCCTTTGCGAGGACCTGATGGCTCTGCATCGTTTGATAACGTCGGTTCCGCCGGGAGCCCAGCAATGTCTACTGCTGTGAACAATATCACCGTACAGGTAAACGCAATCGACAGTCGCAGTTTTCTTGATCACAGCGATGACATAGCAAGGGCAGTGCGAGATGCAATGCTCCATTCACACGCTCTCAACGATGTGGTAAATGACTTATGAACTCTTTTCCAAGGCTCAAGAGTGGCGCAATCATGCAGTGGCCGGCAGTACGTGGAATGAATTTCTCTACCGAAGTTCTTGTGTTTGCCGATGGTTCCGAGCAGCGGTTTAGAAATTTTTCGCATTTCATCCGTCGATGGATCGTCCAATTAGACGAACTGGATGAGGAGGATCTTACTATTATGGAAGGATTCTACGCACAACAACAGGGGCGGGTTGGAACTTTTTCATTTGTAGACCCTTGGGATGGAACAGTACACGCCGAATGCCAGTTCGATGATTCGGACATGGTGGCTGAATATCGTTCTATTCTCGGGGGGAGTGCGAGGTTGATCATCCGTGAGGTGACGTGACATGTTGATATCGTTCTTTCCCCAATTGTCAACTGGCGCAATGAGTCAGTTTCCACTGCATCGACGCCAAGTGTTCCG